GGGTCCATGATTGCAGTATCAAGCTCTACACGATCTGAAAATGGGGCTTGATACTGCAATCATGGACCCGCAGCAAGGATTCATGGGCGCTAAAAAGGCCGCTGCCGATGCAACTCGTAATGAGTTTCTTCAGCAACTTGAAGCGCAGATTCCCGAATATGGGCAAGCTCGCCAAACGTTTGCAGAAATGAGCAAGCCAATTAGTCAACAGGATATTGGACAGGAACTGTATAACCGTTTCGTCCCTGCTCTTGCTGATACTGGAGGTGTTCCATTCAAATCCCGTGCTGATGCATTGGCTCAAGCGTTGAGAAATGGGGATCAACTGGCAAAGAATGTCACAGGCATGAAGTCGGCCACATTGAAAAATATCATGACGCCGGAACAAATTGGCTCTCTAGAAGGAGTTGTATCTGATGCTGCTATGCGTGCTGCTGCTCAGAATGCCGGTCGTGGAGTAGGTTCCGACACTGTGCAGAAAATGTCTATGTCCAATCTGATTAATGAAGCTGGATTGCCTAGCTGGATTGGCTCAATTGCGCGGGTGCCAGGCGGATATGCCAAGGCAGCAGGTAATTTTCTGTATGGGCAGAGTGATGAGGCTATGCGGAACATTCTTGCCGATACGTTGCGTGATCCGCAGAAAGCAGCCGAGGCATTGAAAAATGCTGGTGTCCCGCCAAGTAAGATTGCTGAACTCCTTCGTGCTGGAACCCAAGGATCAGCGTTTGCCGTTCCTGCCATCGTTCAGGGGCAGCAGTAAGAAGGATTTAAGAGCACAAGGCCGCATATAATGCTGAACTAGCAATTTAATCGGCAATGCAATAAATCCAAGAATAGCTAGAGCTATGAATGGACGAAGAATTAAAGCGATAAGCCACGGTTCCATAAGTATCCAGATGGAATTACAATGTCAGCAGTTTAGTACAGAAAGCGAGAATTGCCATGCCATTTAACGGCGTAGGAGTATTCACTAGGGTTTATCAATGGGTACAAGATGCCGCTAATGGTATCTTTGTTGATGCAACTCGCACTGATACTGATAGCAACGATATTGCTGCTGGTTTGACTAATTGCATCACTCGTGATGGTCAATCACCATGGCTTGCGAATATTCCTGCTGGTGGTTTTAAAATCACAGGATTGGCTAATGGTATTAATTCAACTGATTCTGTGAATTATGCGCAGGTATTCAATAACCCAACATTCACTGGCACTGCAACATTCGCTAATCTAACTGCTGTTGGGAATATATCGTTTTCTGGCGGTGCTGTTTCAATGGCGTCTGCAACTGCCGTAACAGTACCTACTGTCTCTGTTGGTGATAACTCAACAACCGCAGCATCCACTGCATTCGTAGTAGCTACTGCCTTTCAGGCTGCATTACCCGCACAAACTGGTAATGCAAATAAATTCATTACTACTGATGGTGCAAATGCTAGTTGGTCTAATCTAATTAAAGTCGGCACTATGCTCTTTGCCGATAATACGGATTCAACTAAACGCGCTCAATTTATTGCTTCTAGTATTACTAGTGGGCAGACACGGACTATTACTTTGCGTGATAGAAATGCTGTATTAGGTGCTGATCTTCAATTAGATAGCCGCACTTCTAATACTTTATTGACCGTCGCCGACATTGGTAAGTTTGTTGATATTACATCAGGCACTTTTACACAGACATTTGATGCAGCTGCTAATCTTCAATCAGGTTGGTGGATTCGTTTACGCAATAATGGCACTGGCAATATTACACTAGATCCTAATGGTGCTGAACTGATTGATGGTCTTTCCAGTTACATTATGTATCCTGGCGAAGTGCGAGATATTCAATGTGATGGCACAAAACTGACTACGGTAATTATTAAGCCATACCGGGTAAGATTTACGACTTCTGGGACATGGACTAAACCGCCTGGATATTCAGAGCATAGCGGTATGGTGGGCAGTGGTGGGGCTAGCGGCTATAAAAGTTCAGCAGGCTCAATTTCACCTGGTGGCTGTGGTGGCGGTGCATTTCCTTTTAATATTCCAGACGCTCAACTAGGCGCAACAGAGACAATAACCATTGGTGCCGGTGGCGCTCCTCAAACTGTTGCCAATACAGCAGGCAATACAGGCGGGACAAGCTCTTTTGGGTCATGGATTTCTGTTATTGGGGGCGCTAATGATGTAGTAAGCGGAGCAAATAATCTTGGTGGAACAGTAGCTGATAGTAAAGGAAATAGGCTTGTTTCTTCTACTTCGCCGGTAGTTGGATTTGAAACCAATCAATCAGCGTCCGCAAGTGAGGGCATATGGGCAGGCGGCAAAAGTGATATTGCTGCCGCAGTTAATTCAGGAGGCTCGATTAATGGCGGCGGTGCGGGCGGTAGTATAAATGCTGGTGGCACTCTAAGAACTCCCGGAACGTCTAAAACAGTAGGTTCTGGTGGCGCTGCAGTAGTTGCTGGCAATGGTGTAGCTGGCACTTTCCCGTGCGGTGGTGGCGGATCAACTCAAACAGGTGCTCAGTCTGGTGCGGGTGCAAATGGCTATGTTGATGTATGGGGGGCAGTATGAACAAAATTGCTGCTTTGCTTGATGAAAATGGCATTGTCATCAATCGTATTGTTGTCGATAATGTCGAAGATTTTCCGAATGCAATTGATGGCGAATTGTGTTCAATTGGTGATAAATGGGATGGTCAATCATTTATCAAATCTGTTGTTCCTGAAGTTACTAAAATCGAAATTTAATTAAAGGATATCAAATGAAAAAACTGAATATGGCTACTGGTGGTGGTGGTCAGCAACGCCCACCAGATCAAAAAACGATGATTCCACCAAAGCCAAAGAAAACAAAATGAATGGATGGCGGCAACGATTCCTACTGATTGCTGTGTTTTTCATATCAGCAAAAGTACATGATTGGATAATGTTCGGATGCGCTAATACTCCGCAGATGATGTTTATCTATCATGGGAGCGCTGCCGCTGTTGATTTATTTCTGCTCTGGATAACCCAGCATCTTATCTCAGGGCGTTTATGCGACCACATACAAGCCTCATGCATTGCTTCAGTGGTCATTAATTACGTAGGTTATCGCCTATATATGGCCTATTCCCCGCCAGATATTTATAACTATCTGATTGCGGGATTAAGCTATGTGCAATATCTACGATTACTTTATGTGGGCCGCCACGATGCTGACTATTACGAGCACGCTGTGGTTCCTGGCGCTCCTAGTGTCAGGGCTCAGGCTAATCATTAAGCGGAAACGAAATGAACGATCAAATCGACAACGCAAAAGAAGCCATTTTCACAGCGGCTAGTAATCCGAAAGTTGCTACATTTGTTGCTGCTGGTGCTGGTGCAACTGGAGTGGCCTCAAGGATGGAGATTATCACCGGATGGATGGGATTTATCTCTGTGACATTAGGTATGTGCACAGCCGCTGTTGTATTGACAATTCAGGTCATTAAACTTGTCAGGGAATGGCGTAGCTATCGGCAGGAGGATGAAGCATGAAGTTCATTCTCAAAAAGCTTCGAAAGCTTGCTGATGATCACCCTGAATTATTCATTTGGATTAATCTCCTAATAAATTACAAGGTTTAATCATGAATCGTGAAAAACTGATCGCTCATCTCGTCCAAGAGGAAGGGAAGGTAAATAAGCCTTATCGTGACACTGTCGGTAAATGGACAGCAGGTGTAGGCCGAAATCTAGACGATGTTGGCCTATCTGATGATGAGATCATGTACTTACTGGGCAATGATATCAATCGGGTAGAGAAACAGTTAGACACTAATCTAACATGGTGGCGCGGCATGTGCGATGCAAGGCAAAATGCTCTTGCTTCCATGTGTTTTCAGTTAGGCATTTCAGGTCTTTTGGCATTTAAAAATTCATTGCAATTGCTTCGCAATGGGCAATATTCTGCCGCAGCCGATGAATTCTTAAATAGCAAATGGGCTAGCCAAGTGCCAGCCAGGGCAAAACGTGTTACCGATATGATCCGAGCAGGAGAATATTAATGGACTGGAAAGCTACCATTGGAGCAATTGCTCCTACTGTTGCAAGTGCTCTGGGTGGGCCGCTTGCTGGCCTTGCGGTTGATGCTGTAGGCAAGGCATTTGGATGGTCTGATACTACTCAGGAAAAAGTCCAAGAGGCATTAACTAAAGGCCAACTTAGCGGCGATCAAATCTTGGCGCTCAAGCAAGCAGAATTGGCCATCAAGCAGCAGGAAAATGAGCTTGGATTCAAATTTGCCGATCTTGAAGTGCAAGATCGCAAAGATGCTCGAAGCATGCAGACTTCTACACGCTCTTATATGCCTGCGGTGCTTTCATCGCTTGTAACAGTAGGATATTTCTCGATCCTAATTGGAATGATGCGTGGAGCGCTCAAGGTTGATGATAGTCAAGCTCTACTAATCATGCTAGGTTCTCTTGGTACTGCGTGGGGTGCGGTAATGGCGTTCTGGTTTGGTAGCACATCTGGAAGCGCTGAAAAAACAAGACTTCTTGCTCAGTCTCAGCCCTCCAAGTAATAAAAAAGCCCCAATTAAGGGGCTTTCTGCTTTATGCGATGATCGCTTAGAAAGCATTGGCTTTCACTGCATCCGAAAATGCACAGCCATCATTGACAGTCTCAGCACCAGTAGTGCCAGCGAATGCCACAGTAGAGATACCATTAGAGCAGGAAGTATTAACGGCCACAGTGACTAGCAGATATTTATCAGTTGCGCCGACACGCATTGCCCCACGAGCTACCAATGCGGCTTTCATGGCATTGTACTTAGTCCATGATGCATCATCAGCGATATATTGCACGCCAGAACCATAAGGATATTTCACCCATACACGATTTCCCGACGAAGTATCCTTGTCCACACCCAAAGCTTCCAGAGCGCCATAGGTTGCAGTGCCAGTGGTGTTTTTCACCAGATTAGCATCTGCTGCATGAGCGCCACCACAACCAGTCAGCATTACGAGTGCTGCCATTGCCGCAAAAATTGCCTTTTTCATTTAAAACTCCTTCAGGATATTCCAGGCTGCCGGCCTGGTTTCGGTACAGCAAAATTGTACATCAGCTATATTGCAAGTAATGGTTATTTCTCACCCTGCTGTAGCGGTGCTGCGCGGTACAGTGGGATTAGTCCCGGCCTGTCCTTGGCATATAACAGCGATTCGTATTGCTGGCCTGTATGCTGCAATTCTTCGAATTTCGATAGCGTTGCTGGATATGTCCACGCCACTGGCTCTGCTGCCTGCTGGCTGGCCGCAAGGGCAGCGTGAGCTTGCCAACCTAAGAATCGATCAGCGGTGCTACGGATAGAATAAGTTTTTGCGTGTGAATCCCATTCCAGATTGCTTCGCTTTCCTAGTTCAGACTGCTCAAACGCTGCGCGCTCATCACGGCCGCCCTCTGGCGTGGCTTGATCTTTATCAGTCATGTTCAACTCCATAGAAAGTCAGTAATGCGTTGTAGGCGCGTGGGTCCAGTTCTTCGCGATATTTATTAGCAACCAAAGTTATCAATCTCTGCTTCTCTCTCCGGTGGGCATCAATCACCGAATCTTTTGACTTGAATGGCCCCAATCTCTTATAACCCTTCTCGTAATGCTTGCTGTTGATTAAAACCGAATATTCTCCATAGGACGAAATGTAGACTTTTGGTTCCTTCTTAGCAAATGCAAGCAGTTGATTCAGTTCAGATGGTATGAAGACGCAGTTATCTGGACCGTAGATATGATCCCCTGAACTCAACAAATCCTTATCCATCTGCCATCCGGCCTTATCAAACCCTATCTGATTCACGGCCCATGCGCAAAATTCTTGGAATGCAACGAATCTAGGATCAATTTTCGTTTTAGCATAGGATATGTATTGACCGCTAGGTTGCGTAACACGGCGAAGCATCGAACTCCATCGGACATAGAGAGGATTTTTGTTATGAGCCATGAACTCGCCTATCTCCATAATGCCTATGCCGCATCTTGGTGGATAAGAATGCCGCCTCATTCTTTGCTCCTTGGC